AAGGTAGCACTGTAGTTAGTGGGTATGGTAAATCTAAACATAAACAACTTGCCCTAGATATGGCAACCATGGCAGCAAAACGTACAGCAGCAGATATGATAGCTAGTGAAGTTAAAGGTAAATCAAAATATTATTTATCAAGAGGTTCAGCTCAAAATACTGAAGTAGCTTTTATTGAAACTATTAATATGCGTATTGAAAACTTTGAAAGAGTTAAAGTTAATATTAAAAAGAGTGGTAGTAATTTTGAGGCTTATGTAATGTTGGCTGTTCCTCATCAGTTTACCAATGATTTGATAGAGGAGTTAGACAATGAAGGTTAAATTAATAAATTATACTAGCGATGCTAAAAACCTTTTATTGTTTACTAAGAATACTAGGTTAATGAATGAAGATGATGCGTATGCTAAAATTAAAGATTGGCCAGAAGATAAAAAACAAGCCGAACTAGATTATATGCTAAATACTATAAAATCATCATGGGAGTTTGTTGATTATGTATTTGACATTAGAGAGGTTACTCGTGGCTTTACTCATCAGTTTGTACGCACAAGACAAGGTAGCTACGCACAACAATCACAACGTACAGTGGATATGCAAGGCTTCGGTTATTTTGTACCTGAAGATGTAACAAACTATTTACAAGCACAACATCATTATGATGAAGCTATGAAAACTATAAATGGCTATTATCAAAAGTTAAGGAACTGCGGAGTAAATGCAGAAGATGCTAGAGGTATACTGCCCACTAATATTCACACCAACATTGTAGCTAAGTTTAATCTAAGAACTTTACATGAGATGGCTAAGTCTAGATTAAGCCCAAGAGCACAAGGTGAATACAGAGAGGTCTTCAAGCTTATGGTAGAAGAAGTTATTAAAGTACATGATTGGGCTAAACCATTTTTAACTCCAAAAGAGTGGTCAGCACCTTCAATGGCTAAACCATTAAACAAAAAGGTGTAATATGAAGAGAGTTATTATTTGTGATATTGATGGCACAATAGCTGAAATAGGAGATAGGTTTAAAATTATAGAAAAAGAAAACCTAACCAAACAAGACTATGATGAGTTTAACGCAAGTTCTGTAAAATCTAATTGTATTGAAAATATAGCTAATATTATTAGAAACTTAAAAGATGCAGAAACTAAAATTTATTTAATTACAGCCAGAGAAGAAAAGTGGAAAAAGATTACTCAACACTGGTTAAAGTTAAATGATGTACCTTGTGATAAATTGTTTATGCGTAAAGATAATGATAAAGAATCTGACGCAGATGTTAAAATGAAGATAGTAAAAGAACATATTAATCCTAAAAGAGTTTGGTTTGTATTAGAAGACAGAGATGATGTAGTACAAATGTATAGAGAAGATTTAGGCTTAACTTGTTTACAAGTAAACAAAGGAGATTATTAAATGGAACTAAGAATAATAAATAATAATATTGAATTAGATAGAGAACCTGTTGCTCGTATATTAGATGTGAGACCTACTTTGAGAGATAAGCTTGAAGATATAATAAATAATTATGAAGACCATGAAGCTAAAATAGAACAACTCATGGATACCTGTCATGAACTTCAAGATGAGATTGCTCAACTTAAATTAGAAGGAGATGAAGATGCTCGCTGATAAAATTAAAACAGCTCTCAAGACTGCAGAATATAAAGGTAAAAGATACGGACACTCTTACATGATACATGGGGAGGTTATGAAAAGTCTTTTTCCTAATGGTTTAAAATGTGAGTCAGTAGAAGATTGGAATAGGCTAGGTGCAGTAAATATGATTGTAACTAAATTAATTAGGTACTGTAATCAATGGTCAGACAAGCACCAAGACTCAATACACGACTTAGGAGTTTATTCATTTATTTTGGAGGATATTGATGATAGTAATGGATCTTGAAACTACTGGCTTAGTTATGCCAGATGCAGTAGATATAAAACAGCAACCTTATATAATAGAGTTTGGTGCTGTTAAGCTAGATAAAGATTTAAATGTAAAAGAGGAGTTGGGGTTCTTAGTTAATCCCAACCAAGAACTATCACCCAAGATAACTAAAATAACAGGTATTAAAAATGAAGACCTAAAAGATAAACCACCCTTTATAGCTTACTATGATAAGCTAGTAGAATTTTTTATAGGAGAAAAAGTTTTAGCTGCACATAACTTGCCTTTTGATTCAAATGTGTTAAAGTATAATTTAATTAGGATTGATAAGCTAATAAAGTTTCCATGGCCACCTAAACATTTATGCACCATTGAAGTAGGAGAAAAAGTATGGGGTATAAAAAGAAAGCTTACAGACATCTATTTAGAAGTAACAGGTAAGGAACATAAAGGTGCCCACAGAGCCATAGACGATGTTAAGGCTACTATTGAAGTTTTAAAATGGTATAAAAAAGAAGGACACCTAAATGATTAATTTAAAAGTACGTACAGAATATTCTTTCCGTAAAGCTTATGGTCCACTTAATAAAGTTATAGAAACTTGTAACAATGACACTGTAGCTATAACAGATAACAGTACATGGGGACATGTACCATTTTCAAAGATCTGTAAAAAACCAATCTATGGAGTTGAGATAGGTTTTGTTGAAGATAGTAAAGAACGTACAAAACAACCTATCAACTATATGACATTTTTAGCTAAGAACAATAAAGGTCTTGAAGAGATATATAGGCTAAACTCTGAATCATTAAAGAAAGAAAATTTCTACTATGTACCTAGATTAGACTATACACAATTATTTGATGTGAGTGATAATGTTATAATATTTAGTGGTCCTAATCCTAATTGGGGATTGTTACCTAAAGCTAATGAAAACATATTTGCTGAGTGTAGTCCTATAAGTGATAAGAGTTGTTTAACTAAAAAGTTTCCACTAATAGCTACCAGTGATAATTACTACCCAACCATATCCGATAGAAAAGTTTATCAGGTTTTAGTAGGTAGAAACAGAACAGATAGAACAAAACCTATGCATATTTTAAATGAGTGGGAATATAAAGATTGTGTAAATTGGGCTCCAAAAGAGGCAATAGATAATACCTATTCAATAGCTAAAGTGTGCGTAGCGACATTAAAACAAGCCAATATGGTTAAGTTTAACAGTAAAAAGACATTATTACAACTTTGCCAAGAAGGTGCCACTAAATTAAACATCAACCTAAAAGACAAAAAATACTATGATAGATTGGTTTATGAATTAGGTTTAATAGATAATAAAAAGTATGAGGATTACTTTTTTGTTATAGCTGATATGGTTAACTATGCTAAGGAACATATGCTAGTTGGACCAGCTAGAGGTAGTAGTGCTGGGTCTTTAGTTTGTTATTTGTTAGGCATTACTGATGTTGACCCACTGGTACATAATTTATTATTTGAAAGATTTATAGATCTTAACAGAGCAGACTTACCAGATATTGATATAGACTTTCAAGACGATAGAAGAGATATGGTATATGATTATCTAAGAGAAAAGTATGGTAATGCTAATGTTGCTAAGCTAGGTACAATAAGTAGATACAAAGCTAAAAGCACTATCACTGAAGTAGCTAAAGAATTAAATATACCACAATGGGAAGTTAATGATTTAAAAGGTGCTATTATTGAAAGGAGTGGTGGTGATGCTCGTGCTGCTTTTTGTATTATGGATACATTTAATGATTTAGATATCGGTAGAGAAATATTAAAAAAGTATCCTCAAATGCGCATAGCTTCACAAATGGAGTTTCATGCTAGGCACAATGGGGTGCATGCTGCTGGTATAGTTGTTACTGAAAATGCTGTTAATAAATATTGCTCTTTTAATGAACAAACCCAAGCCTTACAAGTTGACAAGTATGATGCAGAAAAATTAAACCTACTTAAAATAGATGCTTTAGGTTTACGAACTCTATCAGTTCTCCAAGATGTATTAGACCAAGTCAAATGGGAAAGACAAAAATTAGTAGACTATCCATTAGATGATAAATTAGCTTTTAAAGTTTTAAATGATGAAAAGTATTCTGGTATATTTCAATTTGAGGGTTATGCTCTACAGTCTTTAACTAGACAAATGAAAGTTTATAAGTTTGAAGAGATTGCTGCTCTGACTGCTTTGGGTCGTCCTGGTCCATTAGTTTCTGGAGGAACTACTCAATATATAAGTAGGCACACAGGAGCAAAACCAGTAGAGTATCTTCACCCAATAGTAAAAGACATAACTGAAATAACTTATGGCATAGTTGTATACCAAGAACAAGTTATGGAAATAGGTCGTCATGTAGGTAAGCTATCTTGGGAAGACATATCACAACTGCGTAAAGCCATGAGCAAATCATTAGGTCAAGAGTTCTTTGACCAATATTGGGAAAGGTTTAAACTAGGAGCAAAGGAAAATGGTCTTGAAGAAGCTGATGCAAAAAGGATATGGGATAATATCAACACTATGGGGTCTTGGGCTTTTAATAGGTCTCATGCTATTAGTTATGGTTTACTTTCTTATTGGTGTTGTGTTCTTAAGTCTAAGTTTCCTCTTGAGTTTGCTGCTGCATGTTTGCGCAATGTTAGAGAT